TGGCGGCATTATCATCGAGACTAAACAGGATGTTACTGAGATACTAGAGAGTAACAACCATATCAGAGAGGCAGACAAAGAACGACGAGGACACCTTAGCGATATGCACCACGTAGCTAGAATACCTTTTACAGTCATTGATGACTTGAATAAAAAGGGAGTTATGAGGGGATTTCATATTGTTGATGATGTAGCGTTTGCTCAATGGCTCAATGATTCCGATAATGCACAATGGAAAGTCTATAGGGGTACTATCTAATGGGTATTACAGTTGGCGTATGTGTTCCTGCTAGGGACGAGGTTCATACTGGCTTTGCGTTTGACTTTGCGAAGATGGTAGGACGAGATAGTAAGTTTCGGTGTGGCACAGGTGAGAACGGCTTAAAGTTATACACAATGGCTGGTACGTTGATATTCGATCAGAGAGAAAAACTGGTCGATGCTGCGTTAGCTGATGGTTGTGACTACATTCTGTTTATTGACTCAGATATGCGGTTTCCTAGCGATACAATAGATATATTGTTAAGCAGGAATGTACCGATTGTTGGTGTTAATGCGGTAACTAGACGTAAGCCTACCTTGCCTACAGCGTTAAATCTTCAGATAGAAAAAGATGAAGAAGGCAAGATTATTAGTCACGCTTGGCATAAAATAGACTCTAAAGATAAAGAAGGAATTGAGGTTTGTACGGCTGTAGGTGGTGGCGTAGTGATGATACATAAAGATGTATTTAACGCCATAAAAAAGCCGTGGTATGACGTAGGTTGGGGATCAAAGGGAATCATTGGTGAAGATGTACATTTCTGCATCAAGGCTCTTGATAATGGATTCCAGACTCATGTAGATCACAGTCTGTCTAAGCATATTGGTCACATTGGAACGTATGAGTACCGATGGGAAGATGTAGAAGATGGTGCTGTTGAAAGACACAACTCAGGGAAATAGTTATGGCATTTACGAGCTACAGCGATTTACAGGCAACAATAGCAAATTATCTGGCTCGTAGTGATTTAACGACTCAGATTGTGGACTTTATCGCTCTAGCTGAGGCAAGGCTAGCTAGAGAGCTTAGAACGCGCAAGATGCTCGTTGTGGCTCGTGCTGATACCGTAGCAGGTGCAGAGACGATTGGGCTTCCTACTGACTTCATAGAGATGCGTGACGTACATTTACGCACTACTCCTGCTAGTCCAGTAACGTATCTATCTCCTAATGCTTTTTTTGCAATAGCTAGAACGACTGATTCCGGCAAGCCATTGAACTATACGGTTCTATCTTCAGAGATTCAATTCGCGCCTATTCCTGATACTGCTTATAGTGTGCAAATGCTGTACTACTACAAGCCTCCGGTATTAAGTGTTACTAATTCATCGAATGTATTTTTAGCTAACTATCCTGATGCTTTGCTATATGCAGCATTGGGAGAGGCTGAACCATATCTAATGAATGACGCAAGATTGCAGGTATGGGCTGCTTTATATGATCGTGCTATTTCAACAATCAATGTGGCTGACCAAAGTAGTGAGTATGGTGGTCAACCTATATCAATGTCAGTGAGGTAAATCATGGCAGAAATGTCGAACTATTTAGAAAATGCGTTAATTAACGGAACTCTGCGTGGTACGACTTATACCGCACCAACTACTACTTATTTAGCGTTATATACGTCTGATCCTACTGACGCTGATACAGGCACAGAGGTAACTGGTGGAGCGTATGCTCGTCAGTCTATTACGATGGGTGCTCCTAGTAACGGAGTATCTACAAATAGTTCTGCTATTGAATATCCACAATGTACATTAACATGGGGAACTGTTACTCATGTTGGCATTCGTGATGCTTTAACTTCTGGAAATTTGCTTTATCACACACCATTAGATACGTCTAAAACTATTTCTACTGGCGATATTTTTAGAGTTGCTATAAGTAGTCTTAGCGTAACGCTTGCTTAGGAATAAATAATGTTTGGCATAAGTGCTTTTTCTGAAAGTCCGTTTGCCACACTTAACGATGTAGCAAGTAATTTTGTAGACGCTTCTGCCAGCATTGACGCAACTGCTACTGTTTCAGCTATTGGTAATTATGTTCAATTAAGTTCAGCAGATATTAATGGAAGTGCATCAGTATCAGCTAGTGGTAGTTATGTTCTATTAGGTTTAGCAGACATTAGCGCAACAGCAACTGTTATAGCTTTAGGTGGTGTTAGTTATGAAGGTTTTGTTTCCATAGATGTATTAGCAGATGTAAGTTGCTCAGGTAATGCCACATTTAGCGCATTTGGAAGTATAAATTCATTAATTTCTGTAAGTGCTGACGGAAAAATAATAGGTGAAGAATGGATTGATACTGCTCAAGAGGGCAGTACTTGGGTAACACAATCTGTGAATGATAATTCATGGACTGTTGTTGCTAATAGTTCTGATAATTGGGTGAGGCAATAATGGCTTTAGTATTAAAGGATCGCGTAAAAGAAACAGGCACAGCTAATACTACTGTTAGCTTTACTCTTTCTGGTGCTGTTGCAGGATTCCAGTCATTTTCGGCTGTTGGAAATACTAACACTACCTATTATGCAGCTACGGATGTATCTAATAATTGGGAAACTGGTTTGGGAACATACTCTACTACTGGTCCTACATTAACTCGCACGACTATTCTTTCATCTAGTAACTCTGGTTCTGCTGTAACTTTCTCAGGTACGGTAACAGTATTTTTAACGTATCCATCGTCAAAATCAGTTTATCTTGATTCTGCTGGTACGAATATAAATGTTACGCTTCCTGTTGCTTCTGGTGGATCAGGTGCTACTACATTGACAGGTGTATTAAAAGGAAATGGAACTAGTGCATTTACGGCTGCCACAGCAGGTACAGATTATGTGGCTCCAAGTGGTGCTTTAGGTACGCCTAGTTCTGGCACGTTGACAAATGCTACAGGACTACCAATTTCAACTGGTGTTAGTGGTTTAGGTACAGGTGTTGCTACATTCTTGGCTACTCCAACAGCAGCCAACTTAGCTACCGTAGTTACTGATGAAACTGGTTCAGGAGCGTTAGTATTTGCTACTTCTCCTACATTAGTGACACCAGTTTTAGGTACTCCGACATCAGGAACTTTATCTGGCTGTACGGTAGATGGTACTGATTCAGTTGGATTTAGAAATATTCCTATTGCTAGTAAGTCTGCTGCTTATACGACTGTCTTAGCTGACTCAGGTAAGGTTATATTCCACCCATCAACTGATGCTAATGCTAGAACATTTACTATTGATTCAAATGCTAATGTGGCATACGCATTAGGAACAGCATTGACTTTTATTAACATGACTAGCCAAGTGGTAACGATTGCCATTACTAGTGACACAATGTATTTGGCTGGAACTGGAACAACTGGTAGCAGGTCATTGGCTCAGTACGGTATGGCTACTGCGGTAAAGATGACTTCTACCACATGGATCATTTCAGGTAATGGGTTGACATAATGAGCGGTATTATTCAAGCGTTAATAGCTGCTTACAAAGCTACTGATTCATTTTTTAATCGTGTTACATTGCTTTTAAGTACATTAACTACTAATGGAGCACAGAATAATACATTTTTGGATAGCTCAAGTAATAACTATACTGTTACTCGCAATGGTAATAGTACACAAGGAACATTTACTCCGTTTAGCCAAACTGGATGGAGTAATTATTTTAACGGTAGCACTGATTATTTAACTGTTACAGATACGGCTGGGCTTCGTTTTGGTTCTGGTAACTTTACTATTGAGGCATGGGTTTATAGAAACGCTGCTGGTGCTGTTCAAACTATCGCTAGTAAGGGAGCAGCTACACCTACTGGATGGGTATTCCAAATAAGTGCGGCAGATAAATTAGTATTTACTGATACTAGTACAAGTATTACAGGAGCAACTTCTTTAGCTGCAAACACTTGGTATTACGTTGCAGTAGTTAGAGCTGGAACAGGTGCAAGCCAAACAACAGTATATTTAAATGCTGCATCTGATGCCACAGGAACATCGGCAACAAACTTTAGCCAAACAAGCAATATGTTGGTCGGAGCGGATAGAAGTTCAGTAAACTTTTTTAATGGGTACATATCTAATCTTAGGTTATCAAATACAAATAGGACAATTTCCAGTACTCCAACAACACCATTAACGGCTGATGCAAATACAATATTTTTGGCGTCAAATATTAATCGTTTTCAATACACAGATAGTACGGCGGCTTATACTAATATGGCTGTCACTGGCACACCATCAGTCCAAGTATTATCGCCATTTGCTCCTACTTCTGCATATAGCACTAGCGTAGTAGGTGGTAGTGGGTATTTTGATGGATCAGCAGATTATTTAGATATACTTGATGCTGCACCATTACAATTTGGTTCTGGTACGTTTACGATTAATTGTTGGGTTTACAGAAATGTAGTTGGATCAGTTCATACTATTACTGCAAAAGGCTCATCAACTCCTACAGGTTGGGTATTTCAAATAAATGCTTCAAACCAATTAGTATTTACTGATACTTCTACCAGCATAACAAGTACAACAACAATACCTGCTGGAGCATGGACATACGTTTCAGTAGTTAGGTCTGGTACTGGTACAAACCAAACTGTTTTATATATAAATGCAGTTTCATCTGCAACTGGAACGTCAGCAACTAACTTTAATCAAACTAACGCTTTAAAAATTGGAGCAGATAGAAGTAATGCAAACACTTTTAATGGATATATTTCAGGGTTTGAATATATAAAAGGTTCTGCTTTAACACCTAGTATTCCAACAGCTCCCCCATCAACGTCTAATAGCCCATCATTATTGCTCAACTATACTAACGCTGGTATTTACGATTCTGCGGCTAAAAATGATTTTGAAACTAATGGTAATGCACAGGTAAGTACCACACAAACTAAGTTTGGAACTACGTCAATGTCATTTGATGGAACTGGTGATTATTTATTTAGTCAATCACCAAATGTAATTATTGATAATAATTTTGGAAATGGAAATTACACAATTGAATTTTGGTTATACATGAACACAACTCCAACAGCAAATAGTACAGTTGTTTGTGTAGGACCATCACTTGCTGGTGCTGCTGCTAGGGGCTGGGCAATTCATCTTTTTAGTACTACTGCTGGCATAAGTTTTTATCAAGCTGGAGTTGTAACATCAGTAACTTCTTTAGGTTCATTGCCATCCGTAAATACATGGACACACATTGCAATAGTTAGAAATAGCACAGTAGTAACTTGTTATGTAAATGGTACATCTACAGGAACTACTACTGTTGGCACAAGTTCTCAAACAGCATTTTCTACCAATGATCCAATATTTATTGGGGCATACTGGGCAACAGTAACAACAGCTCGTTATTTTTTTGATGGTTACTTAGATGAATTTCGCATTACTAAAGGAGTTGCTCGTTACACAGCAAACTTTACGCCTCCAACTACTGCCTTTCTACTTCAATAGGTAATATATGCTTTACTCTAAAAATGGGTCAATTCCTAAACCTGAGACTGATGGAACTGAAGGATGGATTGAAGTTCCTGACGCTCCTGAAGCTCCTGAGGGTAAAGAGGTAGTATGGTGGTATCCACCTAGCTGGGTTATACGTGATCCTAAGCCAGAAGGTAATTGGTCGTGGAACCAAACGCAGGAACGATGGGTTAATTTGGACATAATAAAAGAAACTCAAATAAGTGCTACAGATCAAATAAACATGACTTCTAACTAACTTATTGATTAGAAAATATGGCAAAGCAAAAGATTATATTCGGAGAGTGGCTACCAGATCAGCCTAGCGTAACAGGTGCGGTTACGGATGCTTTCAATTGCTATCCTGTAACGAATGGCTATGCTCCGTTTCGGCAAGAGGCTGACTACTCTGCTAATGCGGCTCAAGACTTGTTAATTACATTTGCTGGTA